AGCCGCACCAGAGGCCGAGGAATCCACATCTGAGGCCAGCACCGCAGCGGTTGAGTTGAGCGAGCTCCAGGACCGATTCTGCGAGTTTTGCCGTGATTCTGGAATCGCGTTTGACGACGCGGCTGGGTGGCTCAAGACCACGGGACGCTACAAGGGTGACGATCTCGCGGGATTCGACGAGGTGCCGGATGCGGTTATCGCCGAGCTTTTGAAAGCGCCGAACGACGTGAAGAAGTTGGTGCTGTTGTTTGGGAAGAAGTGAAGCGAATTAAAACGAAACGAATATGAACGCATTAACAATCACCGGCGCAAGCCAAGTCACGGTCACGCCAAATCCCGAAGTGATCGCATTTCGCGACTCTCAACTAGTCACAACGCGAGCGGTTCTTTCCATCACATCGCCGGCAGTATATAGCACCGTCGGCATGATGGTTCGCAATTTGAAGCAACTCGGTCGAGAGATCGAAAACGCACGCAAGGAGGTCAAATCCGAGCCTTTAAAGATCACCAAACTGATCGACCAGATCGCATCTGAGGCGTCAGCGCCAATCGAAGTTGAGGTTGCTCGGTTGGAGAAACTCGCAAATGACTACGCACGCGAACAGGCACGCATCCAGGCCGAAGCGGAACAAAGAGCGCGGAAGGAGCATGAAGCGAAGCTCAAAGCCGAAGCGGAGGAAAAGGCGCGTATTGCGGCGGCATCAGCAAATCCCGTCGTGGTTGACGCATTCGCGGAAATCAAGGCGCAGATGCAGTCCGAGCAGGATCTCGCAAAGCGCGAAGCTGAGGTCAATCGGATCGCTGCGGAAAAGGCGGCTGAGGTTGCAGCTAGAACGCAAGTTGCACCGCCGTCAATCGCGGCGAAGACCGTGTGGCGCTGGATCGTTCAAGACGTGGTCGCGCTCGCAAAATCTAGGCCAGACCTTGTGACCATTACCCCGAAAACGAGGGAGATTAACGCATTGGTCAACGGTGGTGAACGAACGATTGCTGGGTTGTCTATCACACAAGAAGTGGAGGCGAAGCTTTGAAAACCATACTCGACAAACCTGATGACCTGGACGCGTTTTCGCTGCGATTCTGCGACATGCAATTTGCAGTCTTTAGGGTCAACGAAGTCAACGGCTGGTGGTATGAGCGCAAAGAGATTGCGTCGGTTTTGCGTGAGAGAAAGTTCAACTACGAGCCCCATCTAGCAATCGAACTCCTCGGACTCGCAGGCACCGAAATCAGCGAGGCAATCGAAGCCGCTCGAAAGCATCACCGCGACGACTGGGGCGACGCGACGACGAAAGACACAATGGTTAGGGAATGCGCCGGGACCGTCGTTAGGCTCATGGACCTCTGCGAGTATTTCGGGCTTCCATTGGGGGAAGCTATCATTCAGGAGGTGCGAGCAAACCAGGGACGCGGTCACAAGCATGGAGGAAAGGCAGCGTGAAGGCTTCGCCCTACACCCCAAACACCGAAGGCATCTTCCGAATGCCAGCGGCGGAATATCACAAAGCGCCGGGAGTCGGGAAACATTCGCTGGATTATATCAACGACTCGCCAGAGGCTTACGCGCTCTATCGCAAGTATGGAATGAAGGCGACGGATGCGATGGAGGAAAGCACGCTTTGCCATACGGCGGTCTTGGAGCCTGACAAGTTCGTGGGCTCTTTTCATATTAGGCCTGACAAGTTCAAGAGCGGCGAAAAACAGGCTTGGGATGCGACGCATACGGACATGCCAAGCATCACACGCAAGGAGTTGAATAAGATCCAAAACATCGCCTCCAATTGCCGCGCTCATCCGATCGTGTCCGCGCTGCTTGAGGATGGCGAAGCGGAACTCTCACTTTTTGCACGGTGCCCAACCACCGGCATCATGCGGAAAGGCCGTCCCGATTGGATCACTACAGACGAGGACGATCAGCTAACGATCGTCGATTTCAAGTTCGTCCAGGACGCAACGAAACACGGCTTTGCGCGGCAGGTTGCGGATCTTCGCTACTACGTCCAGCACGCTTACTATGTGGACTTGTGCGAGCTTCTAGGCTACGGCGTGCCGCGATTTTTGTTCGTTGCGGTTGAGAAGGAGCCGATGCACCCCGAGGCGTCCAAGCATCGGATCGTAGTCCACGAACTGCACCCGCTTGACGTGGAGATGGGGCGCAATCAATACCTGCGCGATTTGATGCGCTTTGATGAGTGCGAGAAAAGCGGCGTTTGGCCTGACGACACGGACAAGATTCAGGTGTTGCAACTCCCGTCATGGGTGAGGAGAGAAAACGCAATATGAGCACGGACTTCTCTCTATTCGTGCAATACATACAGGACCACAAACTCACCCAAACGCAGGTCAACGCGCTTCTCAATCGGCTCCAGGATCAGGGCTTGATCTCTGACAACGTAGAAAGACCGGAGCAGGTGTCAAACGCGGATTGGATGCGAGTTAGCGCGATGAACAAGAACCTTTTGGACGTTTACAAGCTGGGATGAAACTAGAGCATTCAAACACTCGAAGCATTATAAGGCTCTACGAGCGAGGCCGCTTGGGAGAGTTATGGCTTGAGGAGATTATGGCCTACACAACTGGTGACAAGCGCGTATTTCGTCGCGGAGACTTTTCAACTCAAATACAAGTTCATGCAGGTCATAACGATCCTAGATACACGGATGCAACTCAAATGGAGGCCGGGACGTATCACATGTTGGATATTCCATTTTGCACCTACACACTGGACGAAAACACGCTTCACAGGTCTGGAATATGGCCTGATTTAGATGTCAAGATTGTCGATCCGTTTACCGTTTGCCATGGATGCGAAGGCGCTAAACCGAGAACGAGTTGCAATGAGGAGTTTAGCGATTTGTATAACGGAGTGTGCGGAGATGATGCGCACGACAAGTTTTTCAAATTATGGAATCAGCTTGGGAGGAATTGGTTTACGGTTACACCTTGCGCAGATCATTCCAATCAGAACATTTGCGCTTGCATATCGGAATATCACACATCCATGCACGCTTACCTAACGCGTTGCGCGGTTAAAAACTTTCCAGAGTTTCGTGGGCACTACATGACTTGGGGTGAGATTGTAACCAACTCAAGATGCGATGTAAGACCATGGCATGTAGCTGCATCGGACTATTACAAAAGTAAACGACAATCCATTTACAGGTATTACGAAGCCAAACAGAAAGCCGAAGAATTGGCGGCGAAGGCAGCTAAAAAATCAGCAAAGCGAGCGCAGAAAACCGTCAGACCGCAAACGGTTGAGTTTTTTCAAATGTCCAACGCACTAGCAACCATAGCAAACCATGAAAACAACACTACAACGAACGCACGTTAAAGAAACCGCAAAGGCCATCGTCGACCTGATCCACAAAGGAATTCAGGCGTGGCACGAAGCCGGTAAACTCATCGCCGAACGCATGGACGAAAACCCAGAGTTCATTGAGCAAATGGCTTCGGCATATCCCGAACTCTCAACCGAGGTTCTCTATCGTTTCGAGCAAATCGGTCGCAACCAGATCGTTCCAAGTTTGCTGCTTAACGATTCCCCAGGCGTTCGCAAGCTTCGCAAGATGCCGTATCAACTTCAGGTGAAGCATTCCAACGAGCCTGTTCAGGTCACGGTTCGAGACGGTTCAGTTTTGCTCGTAGACGTTCGCAATCTCACAAGTGATCAGGCAGCGCAGGTATTCGCAAAGGACCGCATTCGCACGGCGGCAGAACAGCGAGCTTTGATTGAGGACAAGATTGCAATCGAACCCGCAACCGTTGAACGCGCCAACCTTCCATATCGAATCGTAGGCAAGGAGCTGGTTGTAATGACAGCGTGCCGATTCACCACAACTGACTTGCTGCGTATAGCGGCGGATCTACAATAACATGAACAACCCCACCAAACTACAAGCCATTGCACGCCAAGCGGCGGACGTGCTCTTGACGAAATTGACCGACGCCGAGGATCCTATCAAACAGGCCATTATCGACTTGGAGGCCGCGAACCAGGAAGCGAAGGATGACAAGAAGCCGAAGCCTTTCACGATCGGCTTTTCGATTAAACTCGATTGGGCTGGAGGAAAGGCCGTTTACGCGCTGGGATTCTCGACTCGCTACAAATCGGAATCGCAAGAGGAGCTTCCGAATCCCGAGCAGCTTGGGCTGTTTGACGGGGGTGAGGATGAGGGAAAGGGGGAAAAGTGAACACTCCACAAATCTTCGTCGGCACATGCGAATCCATGACGCCGGTCTCATACGGCAGCGGAGACAAGCAGTTAATCCGTCTCGTCGTTTCTGCCGAACTCCCAAAGCGCAAAGGAGCGACGGGGCCGGATCGAGTCTCAATCCCGTTCTCGTTGTTCGGCCGAGCCGCGAATCACGCACGGGCGCATTTCCAGGAAGGTCACGACGCAATCGTGTGGTATTCGCTTGGAGCGCGGGTCCGAGGCGAGTTTACAAACATCAATTTGGACGTGGTGCGCGTGTTGATCACACCGCCGGAAGGTGACGAGAAGCCGACACGGCCGCCGATTGGACGGGACAGGCCAGAAGGCGGATCCGTAGATAAAGCCAACCAAGCAGCGGCGGAAGCTAATGCGCAACGCAATGAGGACGACGACGTTCCATTCTGACCTATGACAACCCACACATCTATAGATGCCGGTCTTTCGCAGTCAGAGGCTATTCTAGGCCGGTTGAAGCAGCGCCGAGGCAAATGGTGCTCCATGCCATCGCTTGGCCGTATAAGCGGGTCCTATAACGTTCACAGTCGCATTGCCGATTTGCGGAAGCGCGGACACCAGATCGAGCACCGCAATGAGCACGCGGGGCGGTTGATACGCTCGTATTATAGGCTGGCGGAGTAGAATACCGAAAAAGTTGCGTTCCGTAGAACGCGGGACTATAAAGCCAACAGATCAGTGAGGGGTAAGAGCCAAGCTGATTAGCACAGTGAACATGCAAAAACCATCTTTCCCCACATCTCACGGGTCCTCTCGCGCACATGTTCAGCGTGATCTCTTACCCCGTGGGATTGTGGGGCTTTTATTTTCCTTCTAATGAAGCGTCCTTCATTTCAATTTTACCCTGGGGACTGGCTTTCGAGCCAGCGGGTCGCTCTCATGTCGCTAGACGAAGAGGGCGCATACATCCGCGCATTATCGTTTTGCTGGAACCACGGAAGCATTCCATCAGACCCCGAGAAGCTTGCGAGGCTTATAGGGAAGGGTGCTTCAACCACCCTTGCGACCACCCTTGCAACCATGTTCGAACCGGACAGCAACGACCCATCCAAGCTGGTTCACTCCAGGCTTAACGCCGAACGGGCAAAGCAAGATGAGTGGTCGCGCAAAAGCTCGGAAGGCGGTCGAAAAAGCGCGGAGTTAAGGCAAAACCACAACGGTGCTTCAACCACCCTTGCAACCACCCTTGAAACGGTGGTTGAGAAATGGCACCAACCAAACGGCAACTCTTCTTCTGCTTCTTCTTCTCCGTCTCCTTCTTCTCTTTCTTCTCCGATTCCGACTCCAACCCCTAAACCAAAGAAGCGGCCTGATGGCCTGAGGGATGAGGAGTTGGAGCGGGCCGGGATCGTCGGCGGGATATTTGGTCGAAGGCCGGGAACGGCGTGGTGCGACAAGGAGGTGTCCCAATTCCGAAAGTATATCATGCCCATGGCGCAAGAGGACTTGGATTTGCTGGTTTGGTATTACGAGCAACCCGGCCTTGAGTTTCGCAGGAAAGAATTAAAAACACTCCTAAACAATCTGCCTGGAGAACTGGATAAGGCCAGAGCGCACAAGAACAGGCCCCCAAGCCTTTTCGACGGTGTGAACGGGGTCAACACCGCAAACAAGCGAGGCGGGGCCGTAAAACCCAACGGAGAGATTTCGGCGAGCATGCAAGCCATGCTTTTGACCAAGCAGCTGGATGAGGTGTCCAACAAGATGACCGTCATCAAAGACACCTACTCAGGCCTTCAATCTTGGAGCGAATCCGACAAGGAGAAATACAACGCGCTCCTCGCTCGCAAAAAGGAGCTCAAGGCCAAACTCGGAATCCAGGTATGAAAACCACCTTAGCAAGTTTTTGGACGCAAGCCGAAGCGATCGAGCTTTGCGTCAAAGTTGAAAGCATTTGCCCAAACTTTGGGTGTCATGTCGCACTGACTGGAGGACTCCTTTACAAACGAGGGCCGCGCAAAGATTGCGACCTGCTTTTCTATCGCATCCGACAAGTTGAGCAAATCGACCTTGATGGGTTGTGGAAGGCGTTGAAGGAAATCGGGGTTGACCAAGTGACCGGCTTTGGGTGGTGCTACAAAGCGCGATACAACGGAAAATCTCTTGATTGCTTTATGCCGGAGGAGCAGGGCGGATACTACGAGCAAGGAATTCAGATATGAAACTTCCCCGCCCATGCAAAGTTTGCCAACGCCCCATGCAACTGGAAGTTTGGGACGAGGTCGTCTCCGAATGCGAGCGGAACGCGGTCACCAAGCGCGATTTCCTCGGGTGGTTGAACCGACTGGTGCCGATGGCAACATGCAATCGCTGCTTCGACATGATCGCGGGTAAAAAGGCCGTGATGGATCGGATCTACGAGGCGGCCGGGAAGCTGATCGCCGGGGTGGAGTCGAAGGAGGAGCGCGCCGGGATCAGGTTGACCTTGGAACGCGAGACGAAGCGGTTTTCGCAGATCATGGCGCATTATTTCCAGTTGGAGAACGCTTTTTGGGACGTGGAATTTGTGGAGCAGATCATCGAACAGCCGATGCAGGTGAAAACGATTTTGTCGAGTTATGAGCAGTTGTTACGGAGGCAAATGAAAGGAGTGCAATGAACAAAGGACCAAAATGGAACGAGCGGTTTGATAAGCTTTGTATGGAGGCAACGACCGGCGAGCTTGCGGCAGGCTTCATGAGATATGAGCTCTTGCGGACGCTGAACGTCTCGGAGTTTGCCGAGATTTGGAAACAGAATTTGCACGGCGAGAAGTTTGATGACTTGATTGACCTATGGATCGAGGAGCGATTGAGGAAGGAGGAGTTGAGGCGGACGCTTAAATGCCAATGCTTTATGATTGAGTACGAGCCGCCGCGATACACGGAGCACGTTTGCGGACTACCGGCAACATATGTCACAAAAAACAACGTGCTCATGTGCGACCGGCACGCAAAGGAGTTGTTTTGTCCGACGGGGATTAAGCTGATTGAAAAGGGGGCTAAATGAAAACGAAAATGTGCGAGTGCATTATCTTTGTCCGCGATCGCGACACCGGGAAAACCGTAGAGCTCGGTTGCTGCGATACGGCGACGCACAGAACAAAAGATGGAACGGTGATGTGTCACAAGCACGCGCTAAGATTTGAATCACTTCGACCCGGCAGAATCAAGCCTATCAAGCGAAAGGCATCGAAATGAGCACCGAAGAAACATTCTCCGAGCAAGTGAAACGTGTTGCCAAAACATGCAGGCACTCAAAGCGGCGGCTCGTGGCTGAACTGCTCGAAAGCAACAGGATTATCAGCCTAGATACGCGGCAAATCATTGCGCTCGGAAATGAGGTTGACGGGTTGAAGAAGCGCATCCAAGAGCTTGAGACATCCTTGAAAAGCGTCATCCACGACTACAACGCGCTGTCTCAAACGGTGCATCCATTGACTGGAGACGTGAGGACGCTGACGGGAATGGAGGAGAAATGAGCGACAAATCAATAGCACGCGAAGCCTGGAAGTGGCTGCGGATAGAGTTTCCAACGCCATACGACAAACGCACCACTCGCCAAGTCCGACGCAAGGCGCGGAAATGCTACAAAGCGAACGTCGAGCTGTGGTATCGAGGCAAGGCGAAGAAATGGATTTTGAAGGAGGAAACGAAATGAGCACCAAGCAAACCAAAGGGCACACAGACACCGCGCATGTGGTCAACGAGCTGAACCAGCTTACCATCATGTGCATGGAGAAGAGGATTGAGGAGCTTGAGGAGTTTGTGCGCTACGTGCTGGATAATTTGGACTGCGACACTGGAGCGGACGGGGCGCATCACCATTGTTGCAGGACATGTTCTGCGCTGAAACTGTTACCGAAGGAGGGTTTGAAATGACCACACCGAAAGCATGCACAGTCGTTGTCGGGGTTGAAAAGACAGGACGACACATAATCACGCGCTGCGGTAAGCCAGCGACGCACAACGTCAGCGGCACGCAGGCCAGGCTATGCGCTGAGCATGTGGAGCATCACGTCAGGCTATACGGGAGGCAGGGGTATGGAGCTTACGGATTGACCAAAATTAAAAGCAAGGTGGCGAAATGAGCACGACTAAAACATGTCAAGCAATTGTCGGTATGGAAAAAAGCGAGCGGCACATAATCAAGCTTTGTGGGATACCAGCAACACGCAAAGGCAAAGCAAGCAGACGATACTATTGCGATCTTCATGCCAAGCTTTGGCGGTTTTCTGAAGCAAGCACGCTCATTAAACCGAGAAAGGCCTCAAAATGCGAATGACTATGGCCCAAGTTGCGGCACACCAGGCCAAACACGCCCCCAAACGCGCAGGAACAGGCCTGCAAGCCGTCGCGGCGGATGAAGCGGGACAAGAGGCCGGATTGCACGGTGACATCCTTGACTGGTGCAAACGCAATCATTGCCCACCGATTCACTCGCCGATGCACCGGAAAAGCTCACAGACTCCAGGGTCACCGGATTTCACGATTGTTCTCAAAAACGGACACGTGCTTTTTGTTGAGTGCAAAACAAAGGCTGGGAAACTGAGCGAGGAGCAGATTGTTTGGCATCACCTTGCGTATCGAAATGGGAAAACGGTTTACGTCGTCCGATCCATGACTGAATTTTTGAGCATTGTGCGCGATTTGACGGAGTGAAAAATAGTTGAACAAAAGAGTTGCACACAAATCATAAGCGGTTTATGTTCCGAAAAGTAAATTCAAGATGAAGAAAACCAAGGTCGTTACGGCTTATCTTTCGGAGATCGGGCGCAAAGGCGGACATAAATCAAGACGCACGCTGACGCCCGAGCAAGCGCGGGAGATGGTCCGCGCAAGGGAATCTAAAAAGAAGAAATGAATTTTGAGGTGTAGTGTAAAGAATGGCGACGGCCGAAGCACAGCCCCGATGTTGGAGCACAGTCCAGGAACTTGATCGGATAGACAATGGAACGACGTGAAATCCCGATATTCAAACTGGCACCTCATCCATTTTCCCCTCGGCGACAACCTCGGCAACCGGAGCGGTTCTTATTATTTTGCCGTTCTCTACTTATCGGTTGTTGAGATCGCAGCGCCTTCGGCGAGAGGGGAACACTTTTGAAATTATGAATACACGTCTTGAAATCGCCTCCCGCGTATTGGCGGGAATGATGGCCGATTCTGGTAACCGCGACTCGGAAGGAGACCTTGTCAGGACATCCATACAGTTAGCCGACGCCCTAATCGCCGCCGCCGAGGAGGCGACGCGGAAGGTCGATGAACATCCGATTTCCGATCCCGACACCATCAACCGCATCCAAAGTCTTCGGAGCAATGTGTGGGGCATGATTGTCGGGGACAATAATCGCATCGCGCAGCTCAACACAATCATAAGATCACTGGATGCGATACTGGACGACGCGAGGAGGCGGGGAACAACCCCAAACCACGGAACCCTTTCAGGCTACCGGATCGACCTTGCGGCGGCTCAAATCGCATACGACGCCAATCCGAGCGCAAAAAATGCTTCGATTCTGAGCGCGGCGAAAGAGGCGTTGGCGAGGAGGCAGTCGTGAAAATTGTCGCATTCGCTTTGATCTCCAACCTCACAAGTTTTGCGTGTGCAATTATCGGAGGCTGGCTTGCGTGGAATCAGCGCGATGGATGGGGGTGGTTTTTGTATGTGGCCTACATAACGTCCAGTGACATCGAGTTTGAGCAATGACCACTTTCCCCACCGCTCCCAGAGTCCCCGATGATGTAAACACGGGAGGCGTTTCGACTCAACTGGCGGATGCCAGCGGTGAGCGGTGGGGATGATTTTGTGACAACCGAACGCAAACCAAGCCTTCCAATCGTCAGAGCTGACGGTTTGTTCCAGTGTGCTATATGCCACGGCGCTGGAGTTTCGATGGGCCAATCCCCAGAGCACAAGAGGCCGTGCGAGAACTGCCGTGGAGAAGGATATTTACCGCTGCCGAAATACAAATCGTCAGGTTATCCGATGCGATGATTTGCAAACCAACCACTAACACACCATGACCTCACCAACATCACAACAAGCCAGCGCCACCCTGCGAATCTGGTATTCCACAATGCCTGAATGGGCAAAGAAAGCGTATCACAATTGCCCAACGTGCAATCGCGTCATGCAGGAGTGCGCGTTATCCGAACACACGACGGAGGAAATGCTGTGGAGGCTTGCGGGAACTTTATTGAACGAACGGGACAGTTATAGGGAAGCGGTTTTAAAAGCTGCAATGGAGGGCAAATTAACATGACCCCACAACAATCACACGCACGGGCGCAGATAATGCTGAAGCACGGGGAGCCGGGATGGAGGATTGAGAGCAGGCTCCGAAACGTGGATAACCCTTGGGTTCCTACATCCGACCCATGCTGGAAATGGGAGGTGTGGGATTACCGCGCCGTCCGCATCGAGAAAACTCCCAAGCGCACGCCGTTACCGATCGAGCATTACAAGAGGGGGATGGAGGTTAGAATACATGGGTGCTGTCTTGATTTTCTTGTCAGCAGGTCCGAGGTAATGAATCTAGTTCTTGAGAATGGTTGGGTTGGAGAGGCTTGCACTGTAACTCGCTGGCGATGGCCCAACGAAACAGAATGGCACCCGGCCTATACCGAGACCGTCGAGGAGCGCGAGGTGGAGAAATTGGCGGTGGAGGGATGAACCTCCTAAAACGCATCTGGCGTCGTTTAATGTGGGATAGGATTGAAGCGCGAGCAAATGCTCAGTGGACGGTCCACAGGCTGCGCATGATCGATGTCGCCAAGGATCGAGACGATGCCGTTGCGTGGGCCAAAGCCGCCGAGAGTCGGTTCAAGGAGGTTGATACTGAAAACATCCGACTCAACATAAAACTCCGAGAGCGCAAGAAACATCTCAAAATCGCGAACTGCGCTTTGGCAATCAGGCATTGGCAAACCGAAGCGTTGAATGGGCGTGTTCTGACTTTGTGCGAGCAACGAGCGGAACTGCATAAACGCATCCAAGAGCTTGAGGCCTGGATCGAACGGGAAGGTATTCAAAACGAAACATGCACGTTCTCAATCCTGCGCAAAGTTTGCGATGGGTGCAGATGTGAGAGGAGGGAGAAGAAATGATCAAAGTGCGCTGCCAAAAATGCAACACCGTCCAAGAATTAGGCGGTGGAATCTACATGAGGAACCGTGGGAAATCGTTCACGCTGCAATTTTGCGTCACGTGCAAGAACAAACAATGGTGCGAATGGGAGAAATCGAAATGACCAACGACCAAATCAACCGGCTGATCGCCATCGAGCTGGGCTGGAAGCCTTACAGGCATCGACGATCCGATTTATGGTCACTCGTTGACACTAAAGACAACATCGTCGGCAGGGCTTCACACGGTGGCATTTCCGAAGATCATTGCTGGGCTGTATGCAACCTGGACTTCTGCGAGGACCACAACGCCGTCGCGCTGATGCGGAATGCGTTAAAGCCTGAGGAGCAGCGCCTATTCACGCAGCATCTGCTTGCTGTCGTGAACCCAGGTGGGCCAGTGGCGTTAATGTGGAACCTATGGAAAACGCTAAACGCAACCCCACTCCAGCAATGCAAGTCGTTTTTAAGGCTGCGCGGGAAGTGGGCGGCTCAGTGAGCGACGGTCTTCAATGGGTCGGCGTCCTGGAAACCTGCGACCTGTGCGGGAATGAATATCCCATGAGCTGGATCGAATGGAACGGTAAACAATGGCTGTGTATGGCATGCAGAACGGAGGACGGAGAATGAAAGATTACTTGAAACTAGCGGCAATTGTAGCAGTCGTGGCGCTATTCATTACGGGCTTGGTTTACGCTAAGTATCGAGTCTTTCGAGCGCTGCACCCAACCGCACCGGCTTGGATGATGATTTTCAAATGATTGACCTAGCCAAAGGAATCTCCAAGCTTGACTTCCAAACCAAAACCCCCTTTAACAATACCCCATGAGTAAAGCGAAGTTGGATACATTATTAAATACTGAGTAGTGTACTTGTACGTACAGTACATTGCAGTACAGTACTACTAGACCAAAAACAAATCCATGACCCAACCAACCACCAAAGCTTCCACCCCTTCCGTAATGGTCAGCCTGTTCGCATACGGCGACATCAAAGCCGACATGCTTCAGCCACTCATGGACACCGTTGCCCACATCATGCGCGGTCAACGTCCAGTCCAGTTCTCCACCATTCGCGAAGATGCTCTCATCTGCCGATCCCGCTCCCGCGAACTCGCTAAGTTTCTGCTCTCCAAACTCGACGTTTGGGTGCTCCTAGACCACGACATCCACTATGACCCAACCGACCTGTTTGCCCTCGCAGACCTAGCCCATTCCAAACGCAAGCCCATTTGCGTGCCCTACTCCAAGCGAGCGCTCCCTCCTCAGCCCGCCATTCGAACGCTACCAGACCACCCGTTACCACCAGCAGGCACAGACGCTCTAACCGAAATCAACGCCTTCACCACAGGCTTCCTAGCCATACCCAGGCATTGTCTTGAGGATACCGTGCCCACACTCCTAGATCCGTCCTCACCCGTTCCATTGCGTATCTACCAATGCCGAGATGTATCTTCCAACGCTTTCGCCCCATCCTTTCCGTCCCTGTTCCAGCCCTTCCCACTCGACACCGCAGCCAACGGGCAATTTGAGTATCTCTCAGAGGACTACGCAGCATCCGTCCGCCTCAAGGCCTGCGGACATGAGCCATACGCTTGGTCTAAGCCGATCCTAGGGCACATCTCTAACTTCGCTTATAAGCTGCCGACAACGCCGCTGGTGTCAAATGCCTAAGCGCAAATCCAAAGCCGCCACAGAGCCAGCAGAGCCCCAAAAAACGGTGCTCATTCCAGCCCCTCACCATAACTCCAAGATGACTATGGATGAGGCTGTAGCTATGACGACAGGTGAGCTTATGGGCATGTCGCAACGCGAGATCGGGGAAGCTTCAGGTGTCAACCGTCTAACCGTTCGCGCTCGATTCAAGGGTATCGAGGTTCCAGAGTGTTACCCCGAAACCCAAGAGGAATGGAAGCAGGATGTCATCAAGTTCATGGAGATCGCTGTCTGGAAGGGATCTAGACGTATGGCAATGACGGATATGGATGCTATGGAAGATCATAGGATACCCGTATCGGTAGCGATTCTTACCGATAAACTTTCCCTTTTGACCGGCAACCCGACCTCTTTAGCCGTTGTTCAGCATCACACGGTCAACCACAACCAGCTCCACGACCGCATGAAGCAAGCACGCGAGGCCTCTACTGCGACCGATTTCAGGCCTTAAAACGTGTTGCACAATACTGGTTATATTTAATCCGCACGTTTTGGATACGTTTGAGCACGCAGTTTGATGGCGGCCAGGAACAACGACCAACCAAGTAGACGATGACGGCCATGGGGGGGGAGGGGGTTGAGACTTTGGGTTGGTGTAAAAGGTTGACGCGTATCCCCACAGGAAAAAACTTCACAAACACTTTAAGCACATGACGAAGCTATACTGGAACACGATGGAGTTAATGACGGTGTGGATGCTGGACTCGATGAGCTTTTGCGTGAGAGCGATGGTCAGAGTCTTGAAAGCATCTGCGAGAATTGAGAGCAAGCTGAGGAGGATGAAATGATGACGATCGACGAGGTGAGAGCGGAGTTAGCGCATTTGCGGGAGGTGCCTGCGAGGTTGAGGCTGGAAAGGCTGATGCGGGAGAGTGGCGGGTTGGTGGATATGCTTGAAGTATGCTTGCGGAATGCTTGTAGCATCCAAGAAGCATCGCCAGCGGTTGAGCCGCAGTCGGTTGTTTATCACGCCAACACTGACCCAATAGTCGAGACGATAGTTGTAGCGCATGACGGGCCTGTTGAATTGTCGTCAACTGGGACATGGAAATCGAGTGAACCTGAGCCCATTAAACGCAAGCGCGGACGGCCTGCTAGGCGTGTGGCGGATGCTGAGAATGGGGGTGAGGCATGAGGTGGACGTTTTGAGCAAGCGGAGGAGCATGGTGCGACTTGCGCGGTGGTATCGCGAGTGTGGATGGCCGTATAAGCGTATTGCGATGGAGTTGGGGGTGAGCTTGAGTTGGGCGCATGTGCTGGCGGCGAGGGGTGGGGAGCCGTGGAGGAGTGTGAAGAAGGAGGCTGAGAAGGATGGGGAACGACGTTGATGCGGGTAAGATAGCTGGGCTGGTAACGCGGTGCATGAGTTGCGACCGTGAGATCGAGCCTGACAAGCTGGGGAGGACCACGGGCAAGCGGAAGCTGTTTTGTGATGAGGCGTGTGGGACGTGGTGGTGGAACTCGCAGCCTGATCACCCTTTTTTGGAGAAGATTGGGGCGGATTGGGCGGATGCTAGGCAGTTGAAGGAGGACAGGGCTAAGCTGGTGGTGCTGGAGAAGGCCGACCCGTGGCGGTATGGGTATCAGCCTCCGCATTGGGGGATAGCGGACGAGCGCTATGCGGGGTGTAGTGAGATGTTGCTGAGTGGAGGAAACAGGGCAGGTAAGACGCTGTGGGCGGCGCGGAAGGTGGTTGAGGCGTTGTTGAGTGGGGAGAATAAGAACGTGCTGTGTTGCCATACGAGCAGCGCGACGAGCATCACGGTGCAACAGCCTGCGATCTACATGTATCTTCCGGTGGAGCTGAAGGGAACGAAGAAGGGGAAGATCCACTATCTGAACTATAGCAGGAAGAACGGGTTTACGGATGGGAGTTTCATTTTGCCGAACGGGAGCCGGTGCGATTTTCTGAACTACACGCAGAACGAGCACTCTATCGAAGGTCGGGAGGCGGATTTGGTTTGGTGTGACGAGTTGGTCCCGCAGTTGTGGGTGGACACGTTGCGGTTCAGGTTGGTGACGAGGAGAGGGAAGCTGATTGTGACGCAGACGCCTTTGGAGGGCGTTGCGAGCGTTTACAAGGAGTTTAGCGCGGGTGGGCGGGTGGTGCGGTGGGATGACGCAGAGCTGCTGAGTGGTAAGGCTGGGCTTGTTGGATGGCCTACAGGGAAGGCTCCAAGGGTTGTGGAGTGCATGAGCAAAAGCCGCGTCATGGTGTTCTTCTTTACGAGTGACAACCCTTATTCGCCGTATGACGAGATCAAGTCGAAGCTGAAGGAAGCGCCGGTTGGTCAGATTCTCGTGAGAGCGTATGGCTGGGCGACGGACTCGATAGGCAAGGCGTTTGCGCGGTTTCGGGCTGACGTGCATGTCATCAAGCGGGAAGCGATTCCTAAAGGTGGCACGTTGTATATGGTGACAGATCCAGCTGGCGCGCGGAATTGGTTTTGTCTGTGGGCCTTGGTGTATGCAGACGGGAAGATGGTTGTCGTGCGCGAATTCCCTGATTTGTATGGATATGGGGAATGGTTTTTGCCGAGTGACAAGGCTGATGGAAAGGTGGGACCGGCTCAAACGGTTGGAGCTGGGCGCGGCACGTATGAGTATAGGGAACTGTTTCGAACGATGGAGGAAGATATCGGCCGCGGCGAACCGATGATGCGGCTGATTGATCCAAAAGCGGGTGGAACTCCCGCATTGAGCGAGCAGGGCGGGACTACGTTGATTGATATGTTGGCGGAAGATGGGTTTGGCGATGCTGGAATGAGCTTTGTTCCTGCGCCAGGCGTGCCAGTGGATCAGCGGATGGCGGCGATCAACTCGGCGTTGAGCTTTGACGGAAGCAAGCCATTGACGCCTATCAACGAGCCAAAGCTATATATCGTGGACGACTGCCAGAACTTGATTATGGCTTTGAGTGAGCACGTTGGAAGCGACGGTCAGAAGGGTGCGAGCAAAGATCCGATTGACTGCTTGGGGATGCTGCTAACGTCAAGGCTAGAGCACGTGGGGCCCAACGGTATGCAAACGGTTGGCGGAGGTTCGTATTGATTTACTAGAATTGCCTGACTATATGTTGAGGCATGATAGATCCTAGGGTTGCGCTACAGACTGGAGACACTACCACCGGAGACAAGATGGCGGTGGTGGGTAGAGAGCCGCAAATCGGGGATCTGATAGCGGAATTGCGGTTGTCAGCGGTGGACTACGCTGGGAGCACGAGGAGCGAGAAAGCCGACCAAGTTAGATACTGCCGATGGGCTGGGCAGAGCGACGACGCACGCAAATATACTGCCAACATAGGCAAGCAAGCATTCCCGTGGGACGGCGCTGCGGATTGCAGAATCCCGATGGCTGACGAGGTGGTCAACAGCATCGTGGATCTGACAACGACGGCTTTTTGGAGGTCAATGTTGAAGGTTAGCGCGGTTGCGGCGGATGATCTATCGGCTGCGGCACAAGCAAATATGCTCATGGATTGGACCATGAACACGCAATTGTTCAACGAGTTGACCCGTGAGAGTGAGTTGCTGGCGCAGTATATCTGGACGTATGGATGGGCCGGGGCGCATATAAGCTGGAACCAGGAGCTAGGGCAGAAGGAGCAGGAACTTTCGATGGATCAGATTGTAGCCATGGCGACCGAGGCGCAGCCTGGGACAATCACAAGCGAGCTTCCTGCGTTGATAGTTAATCCAGAGGCCGAGGATCAAGTTGCGGAGTTGTTGTTGTCGGCGTTTCCACACCTCAAAAAGAGCAGGGCCAAGAAAGCCGTGCGCGAATTGCGAGAGGATGGTGAGTGTGAGTTTCCAGTGCCTACAGTGGTCAAGAATCAACCCGTTATAGCGGCGTTGTGCCCTATGGATGAATTGGTCTTTCCGCCTGAAACGACGCACATTCAGAGCGCTCGCGTGGTGTTCCGCCGGTGCTACATGACCGAGATTGAACTGCTTCAAAAGGTCGAAACGGACGAATGGGACGAGGAGTGGGCGCAGCTTGCAATTCAACAGGCAGGGAAGTTTTCAAACTGGGTGCAGCCGAACCAGTTGCCAGGGCTTGCGGTCAACGCGTTGCAGAACAAGCAGAACCTGATTGAGATCGTTTACGCATACCAGAAGGCGGTTGATGACGACGGGGTGCCTGGCGTGTGGTGTACGGTGTTTTGTCCGCAGGTCGAAAATGGGTGGGGCAAGTTTGAGCTGATGGAATACGGTCACGGCGAATACCCGTTTGTCGTGTGGCGCACAGAGTTCATCAACCGCAAGATCATTGAGAGCCGAGGGGCACCAGAGATTTGCGCGTCATGGCAGGTTGAGGCCAAGGTTCAACACGACTCGATTACGGATTACACGTCGTTGACTACGGTGCCTCCGATTGAAGTGCCAAAGAATCGAGCTGGGAATTTGCGGATTGGTCCTGCGGTGCAGATCCCGGTGCTGCGAAGCGGTGAGATCAAGTTCATGTCTCCACCGGAGCGCGAACCTTCAACGGCGTTTGCTCTGCTTGAGTTGATCAAGGGAGAGGTGGACCGATACTTTGGGAGGAGCACTGAAAAAGTCCCTCCAGTTGTGGCGCAGATGCGGCAGCAACGCATCGTAAACAACTGGCTGCATGGATGGACGGAAGCGTTCAAGCAGGTGCTAGCGCTTCAGATTCAGTATATGGAACCGGAGCAAGTTCAACGGATTACGGGCCGTGAAAGCATGTTGAACTATGACTCCGAGAAGTACGACATAACGTTGAAGTTCGACATCCGCGAACTACACACGGACTTGATGACGGAGAAATTGAAGGCAATCAGCGGCTTGGTGTTGCCGATGGACTCCGCCGGGGTTGTAGACAGAGCCAAGCTGATTGGGCTAGTGCTACGCGCTATTGATCCGACGCTTGCCGACGAGTTGGTTATAGACAAGGGGCCTGCCGCTCAAAAGATGTTTGACGAGACCAACGATGAGGTCGGGTTGATCAGCCTAGGAAATCCTCCGAAGCTACGTGAAAACGATCCTACAGCGGCAATGCGGTTGCAATTCGTGATGCAGATCGTTCAGAGTAATCCCAAGTATCAACAGCAGATTGCTAGTGACCAGCTATTCCAGGAAAACCTCAAGAAATACGTGGAAAACCTGCAATTTTCGGTCACTCAACAAGCAAACGCAGTCACGGGACGCTTGGGTGTAACACCTAACCAATAAAGCTATGAGCGACGAAGATATTAAGCTGGCGTTTCGAGGTGTATCCAGTGAAAACCCGCTGCTGCTAGCTATTCAAGAGGTGCTAAAACAGGCCAAAGAGCAGGCGTCAGATCAGGCGATAGGAATGGGGCTTTCGAGCGACGAAAGGCATTACGCTTCAGGTATGGCATACGGTATTGCGTCGGTGCTATCTACAATCAAAGAGATACGCTCTTGACATGTAGATAGCGGAGGAGTAATGAGCATCTATCGACGGAGTAGGGACCGCGTAATTTCCCAACAACTC